GGGAAAAGACTGCCTGTCAGTGTCCCACTGAACTGTAACAGTACGGCGACAGCCTAACAGGATGGGGTCTCAACGACCCCAGACTGTTTAAATCTGTGCTGTTCTAGTATGAGTAACACTGAAAAAGATTTTCCCGTACAGAGATAGCACCCCTGCACTGTCCTATTTTGTCCGTATTTTATGTGAGTTGTATAACAGTTTTGTTATAAACCGTTCGGAATGGCTGTTTGAACGGATTAATACTATATAGGGGCACAAAGTGCCCACTGATAGTAGCAAGCCTTTAGGGCTTGCGTTACAGACTGTATCTACTGTCTGTTTCTAACTGTCTGTATAACTATCAGTATAGTATGTAGATGGGACAGTTCTGTGACTTTTCAGAAGGGTAAAGCCAACCCTAGGACAGAGGCTATGGCTGGAGCAAAGGCTAAAGTAATAGCCCTTGTATCTGAAGGTTGGGCTCCCCACAAAGCAATGGCTGAGGTGGGCAAGCAACCCGACACTATCCGAATCTGGATGATGCGGGATAAGAAGTTTGCCGCTGACCTAGCCCAGGCAAAGGAAGACGCTAAAGAGCGTTCCCTGACAGCCCTTGGCATAGCCCGTGAGGATATAAGTTTTCCACAGTTCTCTGAAATGTTCTTAGAGCAGAAGGTCTTCCCCCACCATCAGGATTGGATTGACCTACTTGAGGGACAGGAGCCTAGTTGGCTCCACCAAAATATGATTTATGAGAAGGGCGACCCTAACCGCCTTCTTGTAAATGTGCCGCCTGAGCACGCTAAGTCCACCGTTATTACGGTGAACTACTCTACCTACCGCATCGCACTAAATCCTAATGTCAGAATCATCGTAGTTTCTAAGACGTTGGTCAAAGCACGTGAGTTCGTGTATGCCATTAAACAAAGGTTAAGCCACCCGCGCTGGTTGAAGTTGCAAACAACATTTGGACCAGAAGGGGGATGGAAAGAAGATTCCGATACCTGGCGTGTTGACACCGTCTATTTGGGAAGCGATGCCCGTAATTCATCTGAGAAGGACCCGACTATTCAGGCTCTCGGTATGGGGGGTCAAATCTACGGTGCCCGTGCCGACCTCATCATTCTGGATGACTGCATTACCACTGCCAATGCTCACGAGTATGAAAAGCAGATTAACTGGCTACAAAAAGAAGTTATCACCCGTTTAGGTAAGAACGGCAAACTATTAGTAGTGGGGACAAGAATTGCGCCGACAGACTTTTACAAAGAACTCCGTGACCCGAAACATTGGTCGGGCGGTAAAAGCCCGTTCACTTACATGGGTATGCCTGCCGTGCTGGCATATGCGGATAACCCAAAAGACTGGGAAACTCTCTGGGCTAAATCGGACGTTCCGTGGGATGGCGATGATGAGACACCTGACGAGCAAGGGCTCTACCCGAAATGGGACGGTCCAACACTCGCCCGACGTAGGGGAGAGGTAACTCCATCTACGTGGGCGCTGGTCTACCAGCAAGAAGATGTTAACGAAGATTCTATCTTTCCAGCCGAATTGGTTCAAGGTTCGCTCAATGGAATGCGCAAGCGTGGTCCACTAAGACCTGGGGCTGCAGGACATCCTGCACAAGTTGAAGGTTATACCGTTGTAGGTTTTGACCCTGCTATGGCTGGCAACGCTGCTTTTGTTGCGATGACATACAACAGGCACGATGGAAAGATTTACATACTTGACTGCTTAAATATGGCAGAACCTACACCACAGAAGATTAGGCAAGCAATTGAAGACTTTGTTCAAAGGTTTAAGCCGCAGGAACTCCGCGTTGAAATCAACGCCCACCAAAAAGCCTATGCCCTTGACTCCGACTTACAGCAATGGCTGGCATCTTATGGTGTTCGCCTCAATGCTCACTTCACTGGAAAAAACAAATGGGACACCAACTTCGGAGTCGCAGGAATGTCTACGCTCTTTGGAACTGTCACCAATGGTAAGCACCAAAAGAACAACATCATTGAACTGCCTAGCACTGAAGGTTCTGAAGGACTTAAGGCTTTAGTTCAACAACTTATTACGTGGAAGCCTAATACCAGAGGCAAGACCGACTGCGTGATGGCTATGTGGTTTGGTGTTTTACGCTGTCGTGAATTTATGCAGCAAAACTCTTATGTGCAAAGGTATGCTCACAATCGTTGGGCTACTAGGGCACAGGCACAAAAACGTTATTCAGTAAATCTAGACGAAGCCATTGCAGACCAATGGCAACAGACATACGGATAGGAACTAAATGTTATCTATTGAGCAAATCTCAGCCCGCGTAGAGAACCTACGTGAGCGTTCTGCTGAGCGTGATGCACGCCAACAAGACGTGCTTGCTGTCCGTAAAGGTCAGATTGCTAGCGTATATCCTGATTTCTTTCCTGAAGGTGTAGATGCAAATGTCGTTGCAAATTTTATTGACATTGTTGCACGTGACTTGTCAGAGGTTATGGCGCCTCTACCGTCGGTCAACTGTTCGGCAGCGAATCAGGCTAATGACCGCGCTCGTAAGTTTGCTGACACCCGCACTCGTATTGCTACTAATTATTTTGCTCATTCGGACCTTCAGGTCCAGATGTATACAGGCGCAGACCTATACATCACATTTGGTTTCGTTCCATTCATAATTGAGTTGGACGAAGAAGCAGGGCTGCCGCGTATCCGCATAGAAAACCCAGTGGGCGCTTACCCAGAGTTTGACCGCTATGGTCGCTGCATTGCCTTTGCAAAACGCTACTATATGGCTACTGGAGAACTTGCTTCGCAGTTCCCTGAGTATGCAAATATCTTGCTTGGCAGAGAAATGTACAAGTCAGATATGAACTCACAGTTAGAGGTTGTTCGTTATTATGACGACCAGCAATCTATTCTGTATGTACCAGAACGCAATAACCTAGTACTGTCACAGGCTAAAAATCCTATTGGCAAGATGATGGTTGTAGTAGCACGCCGTCCGTCAGTTGACGGCGAGATGCGGGGACAGTTTGATGACGTACTCGGTATTCAGTTGCTTCGTAATAGGTTCGCATTACTTGCGATGGAAGCAGCGGAAAAATCCGTTCAGTCTCCGATTGTTCTTCCATCAGATGTTAATGAACTGGAGATGGGTGGCGATGCAGTTATTCGCACCGCTAACCCTGCTGGTGTACGCCGTGTTGATTTAAATATTCCACCTGGAGCATTTACAGAACAACAGATACTTCAGCAAGAATTACGTACTGGAACACGCTATCCAGAGGGACGTACAGGAAACATTGATGCCAGCATCATCACGGGACAAGGTGTGCAGGCACTTATGGGAGGCTTTGACACACAGGTCAAGTCTGCTCAGGCTATCTTTGCCTCATCACTGCGTGATGTTATTTCTGTTTGCTTTGAAGTAGATGAGAAGTTTTTTGATTATGAAAAGACTATCCGTGGCGTAGATGCTGGTAGCCCATACCAAATTACATATAAGCCGTCTAAGGATATTAAGAAGGATTACTCAGCCGATGTTCGCTATGGAATGTTGGCAGGACTTAACCCAGCACAGGGTCTTATCTTTATGTTGCAAGCACTTGGCGGAGGTTTGATTTCAACAGACCTTGCTATGCGTGAATTGCCATTTGGCATTAACGTAACACAGGAACAAGAAAAGATTGAGATTGAAAATATGCGTAAGTCGCTTGTTCAATCTTTGCAATCTTATACACAAGCCATCCCACAGATGGCAGTTCAAGGCGGGGACCCGTCAATGGTCATTAAGAAAATTGCTGACGTAATTAAAGCACGTCAAAAAGGTGTGGCTATTGAAGATGCAGTTGAAGAAGTATTTGCCCCAGAAGAATTACCTCCTGCTGGTCCTGCCGAACAAATGGTTGAGCAACCGTCCCCTGCTCCCGCTGGCGCTCCAGTAGGAGGCGCTCCTGAACAGGTACCTTCTTTACAAAGTTTATTATCTAATTTAACTTTAGGTGGACAGGCTAGCGCAAGCGCAAGAACTGTAACTCGGAGGTAGTTATGCCACCGCGTAAAAAGAAGCCGCAACCACGTCGGCGTAAACCACATACTGTAGAAAATGAAGAATATACAGCCTTAGAGATGTATTGCATTTGGCTTAATGAATATTATAAGTCATTGCTCAAGGCTGGATTTAAATCAGATTTGGCGTTGTCATTTGTTATGGATAAAACTTCTTACCCGAATTGGGTTGAATATAAAGCACCTACTGAAGATGAAATTAAAAAATATCTAGATGAGGAGGACGAAGACTAATGGCAGGAGTTGGCGGTTATCAAGCACCCACTAATCCAGCGGTTGTATCTGGTCCTGGAGCATTAAGCAAGCGTACTGACGGTTCACCATCACAGCCTGCTACATATATTTCTGGTCTGCCTTATGGTCAAGGTGAGGCTACTTACAACCAACAAACTGCTGCTCCTATGGCTGAAGTAGAACAGGTGCCACAGCGTCCACTAAAACCTGTTGTGGGAATTAACGAACCAACTCAATTTCCTAATGAGCCTATTTCTTTTGGCGCTGATTGGGGAGATGGACCTGGTCTTAGGGCTGTAGTCAATCAAGGTCCGTCGTTGCTTCAGACTGTGGAAAAAGCAATGCAATACGACAACACAGGTTTAATGGAATTTTTGTATAACAGATTGAATAAATAACCTATGTCAATTCAGGATTTTGTTCCAGTAACTATTGATGTGGAGACATTAAAGAATTCTCCCGAACTTATTCAGGTTCGTAATGCTGGTAATTGGACACCAGATGAAAACGCATATTTAAATTCATTGGCAAAGTTGATGAACTTAAATACGTTTTTATCTTCTGATTCAAACCTTAAAGTAGCAAAAGATACTTTTGCACGCCTTGACCCTGAATTACAAAAGGCTCTTATAGAGATTAATCCAGAGGCAGAATACGCACGCCCTGATAAAAACTTTTTGCAGAAAGTATTTTCTAAAGAAAACAACTACTTACTGCAATTAGTTAGTGACCCACTCCGCACTTTAGAAAAAGTGGGCAGTACTTGGATTAGCGCCGTAGAGAATACAGCCTTGAATATTCTTAATGCTGGAAATAAACAAGGTGAATTAGTACGGGCTGCTTTAGGTCAACCTAGTGCTTTAGAAAAAGTAACCAGTGCTGATTTTTGGAAAGATGGTTGGAACGGTTACAATAAATGGAACCAGGCTGGCATTGAAAGATTAGATGAAGAATACAATCTTGCTACTGGTGTTTTAGCACGTGGAATTATTGATGGTAAAAGTACGTATGAAATTTTTAAAGAATACGGAACTATTGATGATGATATGGCTAATGCTTTCTTTAAGGTTGGCACACCAGAATTTGATGAAATTGTAGCCAGGTATAGTGCTAAAAAAATTAACCTTGGCACATTGATTAATGACTGGGCTAATGGCTTTGCACCGTATAAAGAAAATCCTACAACTGCAGATACCATTAAAGACACTTTGGCTTCAACTGTCCTATCCATTGGCGGCATCAGAGGCGTAAAAAGAAATGAAAAAACTGGTGAATTTGAGACTGAAAAACTTTTTGGTCAAGGCTACGGAGACCCATCAACGGGTTTAGACATTGCTGCTACTTTCTATGTAGACCCGCTTACCTATATGACAATGGGTGGAAGCCGTAGCATAAATGCAATGAAGGCTGCTAGAACTGCAGAAGAATTAGCCAATGCTGTTGACTTAACGGCTAAGATTCAAAAACTAGATGATTTGTTTAAAGACCCGCAATGGATTGCTAAAAACGATTCTTTCATACAAGACTTTAATCAGTATAGAGAAGCACTTGATAAAAAAGAAACTATTGCTTCAGCCAATGCTCGTGTAAAAATTTCTATAGACCATCCTGAGTATGACAATGACGAACTACTCGGTATTTTGGCTAAGGCTACAGTTAAAAAAGAAGGCAATGAAGTACCTATTACTGACCTAGAAACTTTTGAGTCTTTTCTTAAAACTGGTGAATATACAAATTATATTATTAATGGCAAAGTAAATAATCTATTAACTATGCGTGAAGAAAGTGTGGCTCTTCAAAATCGCCAACGCCGTATGGTTAATGGTATGCGTAGTTATGCTGCTAAGGTATTTCAAGGTTTAGATAAAGATGTAGTTATTGGCAAAAAAGAATTAAGTGAACAAACAGTAAAAAACTGGCAAGATATTGAACAGCAAATTCTTAAGCGCCCAACAATACTTCCAAATGAAGCAGTAACGCCAGAGGCTCTAATAGAAATAGAGCGTAATGAAGCATTATTAAATTCATTGACAAAACCTAAAAAGTATCAGGGTATGGAAATGCGCCGTGCTTTTGGTGAACTTCTAGCCCGTATGCCATCCGAAGGTGCTCAGATTTTTTGGGCGGATGCTTTAGTAGATAAAGGTTTGCCATTTTTCCGTGACTATGCACGTTTAGTAACTGGCGATAAAATGCGTGCTGAGTTTCTTACTCAGTTATATAAGAAAAGTTCAGTTACAGACCGCATTAATATTATGTTTAATCTAGACAAAATCTATCTAGATTCTATTGGTGCTGCTTTTACGGCTGAAGGTTTAAATTATCGCAATACCGTACTACAAAGTCGGTATATGCCAGATAAAACTGCTAGCATTGTTGACTATACAGTTGAAACTTCTGACGTTTTTAAGGCTTATGATGAGGTTAATCCTGTTCC